TTTCTAATGGGTGGACGCAAATGGACAGATGAAGAACTTGTCCTCCTGGAAGAACTGACAGAGAAGTACCCACTGGAAACAGTGGCAAGACGGCTGAACCGAACCAAGGAGGCGGTGTTTCTAAAGAGACAGCGCATCGGGATAGGCGGATACATGGCGAACACAGATATGCTCACCAGAAACACCGTGTCGAAGATCCTTGGAATAGAAAACCGAACCCTGCAGTACTGGGAGAGAAAAGGTCTGAAAAGCTACCGGAAGCGACCATACGTGATGTACCGACAGGAAGATATCATCAAATACATGAGAGAGCACCCAGAGGACTGGAACGCAGCCAGGGTAACAGACGACACAATGTTCATGCGCTACGACTGGTACAAGGAAAAAAGAAAAAATGATATATCACGCAGATACAACTGGACAGGAACGGAAGTCCGAAGGATGCAGCACCTCAGACACGAAGGATATTCCATAAGGGAAATCGCAGAAATAATGAACCGCTCGGAATCGAGCATAAAATACAAACTTTACAGGAGGAGCAACAATGGCAGCACTTGATGCAAAGACAGTAAATGCAAAGAGCGTGGAAACGGTAAAACTGAATTGTATTCAGAAAGTCAGTTCTACCAATAACAAAAGATTATGGCAACTGAATAAAGCATACAGGGAAGCCGAACACGATCTCCAACTCATGGAATCAATTGGTGCAATCTCAAAAAAAGAAGTGGAAGAAACCATGGATAAAATGAGATTTCACTATGTAAAACTTGGGTTGGAAATGAGGGATGGCTATGAAGATTGATATTTTCAACGCAGAAGAAAAATACGACATCCTCTACACGGACCCACCGTGGCAGCAAGGCAGGGGCGGAAAGAAAGCAGCCAGACCAAACAGCACCGGAACAACAGTCCCATACGAGACAATGGATGTTCCGGGGATTATGGAACTGCACCGCTATGTCACAAACGAACTCATGAATGAAAAGCACAATGTATTCATGTGGACGATTGACAAGTACCTGCCGCAGACAGAGGAGATCATGAGCCTGCTCGGATATAAACTCCATGCAAGGCTGATATGGGATAAGGGCAACGGACCGGCACCCGCCTACACAGTGCGCTTCGCACATGAGTACTTGCTCTGGTTTTACAAGAAGGGAAACATTATCCTCCCGGACAAGGACAAACGTGGAGCATTCTCCACGATACTCAGAGAGAACAGCAGACGGCATCACAGCCAGAAGCCGGAATGTGCCTATCAGATGTTAGAAACATTCTTCCCGCAGGCAAAGAAACTGGAACTCTTCGCAAGGACGGAGCGTGACGGTTGGGATCAGTGGGGAAATGAATTATAAAACCAAAGGAGGAGCAACAACATGGAAATAGTAATGACACTGGACGACAAAGTCAGAGCCTACAAGGTACTGCTCGACAAGAAGGATGAGTTGGCAGAGCAGACCAAGGCAAACAATGAGGAACTCAAAAACCTCGAACAGGAAATCGCACAGCAGATGGTGGACGAGGAAAAGCCGGATACTACGGTGGACGGTTTCAAGTACAGCCTGCAGGAGAAAACGAGATACTCCAAGATTTCAGAAGAAAAGCTGATGGAAAAAGGCTTGGTATTCTTCGATGTCTTGAGAGAGCAGGGATTCGGACACCTTATCACAGAGAGAGTAGATCCACGAACCCTTGACTCTGCCATGAACAATCTGACGGCAGAGAACGATGGGGAACTCCCGGAAGAACTGGCAGAGGTACTCTCCGTTTATTCGGAACTGAAGGTATCCAAGAGAAAAGCCAACACCAAGGCATTAAGCAGAGCAAAGAAAGCACAGGAGGTATAAGCCATGGCAGATTATGAGCAGATGGAAATTGATGTAACACTGGAAAGCGACCGTGACCTTAAAGAGAATATGCAGGCAACAGCCAAATTCGCACTGGGGCAGATCATGGAATATCAGCACCCGACCAAGGTAAAGAACCGCCATGAGGGGTACGGAATCGCAGCAGAGGGATATGCGTCCCTGCAGGGCAAGATGAAGTCCACAAAGACGGATATGGATGACCTCTTGAAACTCCTCCCGAATGGAGATGGCGATGTGCTTAATGTAATCGGCAGCCTTTACAACTCAGCGGTCGAGGTAGCCGTGGAGTCCATCAAACTGGCAGCACAGGCACAGAGAATCATGGACGACCTCTACTATGGAGAGAGCGGAAAGCCGACACCAGTGGAAGAATATCTGGATGAGCAGGAAGCCGGAGAGCAGACGGACGATGGCTTCGAGGAAGCCGACAACAACAAAGAAAACGCAGAGGAAATGGAGGATTAAACTATGGCAAAGAATGAGGTAGCAACCACAGAAAAGAATTTTAATCTGGTCACATTGACCGGAGAACTGAAGGAAGCAGTCGCAGAGGAAATGGACGGACTGGGCAACCTTCCGTTTGACAGAGCAAAGATTCCAAGCGGTGGCGGTCTTGCATTTGAACTGCCGGGAGAAACTGAGGACGAACCTGTCATGAGCACGGATATCACAGGAGTCATCCTGTACCACCACCCAATGAATTCCTACTGGGCAGAGCAGTACAATGGCGGAAACGCACAGCCGGACTGCTCAAGCATTGACGGAAAGCAGGGAATCGTGAGAGAAACCGGAGAGATCTGCGACTGCAGCAGATGCCCGCATAACCAGTTCGGAAGTTCCGGAGCAGGAAAAGCCTGCAAGAACATTCACAGATGTTACATCCTGCAGGAAGGAAACCCTGTGCCGATCATCCTTGCACTTCCTCCGACATCCCTCAAGTATCTGAGAGATTACATCGGAAAGAGAATTCTGCTCAAAGGACTCCGCTGCTATGATGCGGTAACCAAGATCACTCTGAAAAAGGAAAAGTCCGCAGACGGAATTACATACTCCAGAGCAGCGTTCTCCTTTGTCGGAAAGCTGACGGATGCGCAGAGAGCAGAAGCCAAGGCAATGGTAGAAATCGCCAAGGCATTCGCAGGAAACCTCACAGAGGTAGATGAAGCCGACTACAACACCGGAGCGGTAGATGCGTCAGAGTTCCAGAATGTGGAGGGAGACGCAAATCTGCCATTCAACTAAGGCAGACAAGCCGGGAGCAGAAATGCTCCTGGCATTATCCAAAGGAGGCACACTATGCAGGTATTATTTGATAACTGGACCGGCAGATGGGATGACAAATGCTTAATGCCGGGAGATATCGTGGAAGCGGCCATGATTTACAACTTTAGAGAGAATGCGGGCAACCAGAACGACCTCATGATCCAGATGAGCGAGGTCGCAGACATTGTCGGTAACGCACCTATCTATGACACCATATACAAGGAAAACAGATACTCTCCATGGAGATATGCAGGACAGTGTTATCCGGGAGAGTTGAGAAACAGAAATCCGGCACTCATGCCGATGTGCTATGTCTGCAGCAGATACAGAGCAGACACCAGGGAAGAACTGGAAGAAAATATCATGATTGCAAAGTGGGCGGCAAATAAACTGGTCAGCGAAGGAAAGATACCGATCGCACCGCACCTTTACTTCCCACGATTTATGGATGACTCCATCGCAGAAGAACGGTACTTCGGAATGGAAGCAGGCAAGCGTCTGATGATGCAGTGCAAAGAATTCCTCGTAGTAACCGTGGAAAATGTGATCAGTGAGGGGATGAGTGAAGAAATCGACTACATGACGAACAGGCTCATGATGCAGGGCAAGTCAATCAACTTTACAAGGCTTGGACTGGAAACGGTAATACATAGTAGATTGGAGCGATAATATGCAGCAGACAGCAGAGGTCGACTTAGACCGACTGGTAGATTATAGAACTGAATACTGCTCCGTTATCAAGAAGCATAAGATCACAGGCGACAACCTCACAGGACTGTGCCCATTCCATGACGACAGGGCAAACTCGTTCTCGGTAGACCTAAAGACAGGAAAATGGCATTGCTTCGCAGAAAATGATGGCGGAAACTTCGTCACATTCTACGCAAAGCTGCACGGACTGGACACCAAGGAAGCCTATAAGCAGATACTGGAAAAGTATGGAGCATTGAGTGAGCCGCAGGAGAAGCCAAAGGAAAAGAAACCAGGACTGGATCATTACACCGTATCCCAGTATTCATTCGAGAAGCGTCTCCCAGAAGAATGGCTGAAAGAGCAATGCTGTCTGCAGACAAAGAAAGACCGAAACGGAGTCCAGTATTTATACATACCATACTTTGACGCAGAGAAGAATCTGGCACTGCACCGCAAGAGATATGGCGGAAAGCAGTTTCGGTGGGAATACGGAAAGACCGAGAAGTTGTGTATGTATGGACTGTGGCAGATAGAAGCCATTCGGAACATCGGATACGCAGCACTGGTAGAGGGCGAGAGCGACTCCCAGTCCATGTGGTACATGGGAATCAGCACACTGGGAATACCGGGGGCATCCATGATGCGTGCGGACTGGGCAGGAGTCCTGCAGGATTTGAAATTATATATCCATGTAGAGCCGGACAAAGGCGGGGAGACATTCCTCGCCAAAGTCACAAGGGCACTTCGGGATGGACGATTCGTAGGCGAGGTTTATAAATGGAGCTGCCGGACGCTCGGATGCAAGGACCCATCAGAAGTATATATGAAATACGGCAAAGAGGAAGCGGCCGAGAAGATCCGAAAAGCAATCGCCAATGCGGAGCAGATAGACATAGATGAGGAAAATATCCCGGAAGCAGTCGAGGGAGCACCAGTGAACCTCAGACAGCCGGAAGGGTGGATTTACTCTGAAAAGGGAATCAGTGTGATCGATGAGAAGAAATACGCACCAGTCATGGTGTGCAGGACACCGATCATCATCACGCAGAGACTTCGGAGCATGGAAACTGGAGAGGAAAAGATAGAGGTAGCATTCAAAAGAGACGGACAGTGGCACAAGGCAATATACCCTCGAAGTACCATCTTCACATCCAGAGCCATCACAGCACTGGCGGACTTAGGATGCACCATTACATCGGAGAATGCAAAGCACGTGGTAAAGTTCCTCGCAGCACTGGAAGCAGAGAACATCGACATCATAAAGAAAGCAGACTCCACAAGCACATTCGGATGGCAATCCGGAAAAAGATTCGTGCCTGGGCATGATAAGGATATCGTCCTCGACATTGACCCATCGCAGAGAGGAATGGCAGCGGCATACTGCCAGAACGGAACGATGGCAGACTGGCTCAAAATGATAAAGCCACACAGGAGCAGGGATAAGTTCCGCTTCATACTGGCGGCCAGTTTCACAGCACCGTTACTGCGGATCATAAAACAGAGAATATTCTTCGTTTACAACTGGGGAGGTTCAAAAGGTGGAAAGACCGCAGCATTAAAAGCAGCACTCTCCGCATGGGGCGATCCGGAAAGGCTGATGGTAAACTTCAACGCAACACAGGTAGGCTTGGAAAGAACTGCATCCTTTTACTGCGACCTCCCACTGGGAATTGATGAGCGACAGTTGGCAGGAAATAACCAGAACTCACTGGAAAAAATCGTGTATATGATCGCCAGTGGTACAGGAAAGATACGAGGTGCAAAGAGCGGTGGTATCCAGGCAACACAGACATGGAGAACCGTGGCACTGGCAACCGGAGAAGAACCACTATCAACGGAAACATCGCAGACAGGTGTAAGCACCCGTGTGCTTGAGATATATGGCGGACCGTTTGACGATGAAAGAGAAGCCTCCATCATGCATCAGCAGTCTGGAATGAACTGCGGATGGGCGGGACCGGCTTACATCGGAATGCTCATGCACACAGACGAAAAGAGCATCACGGACAAATACGATGAAATGATGCAGTATGTGTACCAGATCAGCCGGGGAAAGAGCGGAAGCCACATCGCAGGCATAGCAGCGGTGGCACTGGCAGACGCAATCATCGACACTTGGATATTTAATAACGGAGAATGGCTGAAACGGTACGAAAATGGAGAATTTGATACGGAATCAGCCAAAAACAATACGGAATGTCTGCAAATTGATCCGGTTTCATGGGAAAGAGCCAAAGAGATGGCAAAGAACATCCTGCAGGAGCAGATGAACGCAGACACCGGAGATGTAAACGAGAATGCCACGCAGTACATCGTGGACTGGATACTGTCAAACAAGGACAGCTTCGGAGAGAAAGCCTTCGGAACGTGCCTTGGTATGATCCAGAACAAGAACGCATACATCTTCCCATCCATGCTGACGCAGGCACTCACGAAAGCGGGGTATTCATCCAGAAAGACGCTGAAATATCTGGCAGACAAGGGTCTCATCGGAGTATCGGTCTTAAAGGACGGCAGTACCAAGAATTCAGTGACCAAATGGTTCAATAACCGAAACTGCAGGTTTGTGGAATTCCACCTGGGCGACCTTGCAGAGGAAAAAGACCCATTGATGGAGGAGGAAGAAATTGCAGAGCAGATGAAACCGCAGCAGATGAGCCTGCCGAGAACATCAGACGGATGGCAGACCATACCCGATGAGGAAGCAGATAAACTGCCGTTCAATTAGTCACAGAATTTGCGATTTAGTCACAAAAACCATGGAGCAGAAAAAATTGTGTGACTGGAAATTATGTGACCAAAATCGCTAAAAAGTTATAAAAAACCTTAAAAAACCGCACACCTAAAATTAGGTGTTTAGTTAGGTGTTCGGTTAGGTGTTTAGTAAAAAACCCAGTAAAATCAAGGCTTTTAATAACATCTAAACACCTAAAACACCTAAATTACTATTTTTATTGTATTTACGGAAAATTGTGTGACTGCATGAAGGGTTAGTCACAGAAATCACTAAAAAAACATGGTGTATTTCAAAAATTAGGTGTTAGGTGTTTAGTACCACCGATAAAGCCAGTAAAATCAAGGGTTTCACACCGCACACCTAAATGAACACGTAGGTGTGCGGTAGAAAAATGGAGCATTAGGTGTTCGGAGACAGAAAGGGTGGTGCGAATGGAAGATGAAAGCATCCAAAAGGATGAAGAAAAGCTGAAATCGCTACTAGAGACACTGAAAAAGAATGACGAGAATGTGCCAGAGGAACTCCTAAAGACCAAGTACAAGAAACCGTACCGGGAACTAAAGGATAGCATCAAGGAAGTAGCGGATCAGATCTCCGGCAGGAGAATCAGACAGGACATCGTTATAAAAAACGATGATGCCGGACAAGTTCTCATAAAGCAGATACAGGAAATGCTTGAGGAAAAACGGAGAGCCGGAACAGGCAAGGAACTCGGCAGGACACTCTACAAGGAATACAGTGTCGAGAAATTCCTACAGGTGGTGGAAGAAATCAGAATAGCAGTCTGGAATCTGTGGATACCTTACTGGCAGGAACACTGCTGCTTATATGCAGCACCGGAATGCTTCGAGGAAAACGGACCGCCACCGAAGATTTACAACGATCTGACAAAAGAGTTCCTTGTAGACCAAGAACAGAACATCTGGGAGAAGAAACCAGAGTGGGAAACAGAAAACAGAATAATCATCACAGCCGGAGCGTGCCACATTCTGGCTGAGGGATTAAAGAATAAGGAGGAGCAAGACAATGGATAACAGACAGGCAAACATTAACAGATTTGAAGCAGAGATGGCAAAGGTAACAAGAGACGGAGTGGACAGGCTGATGGCATTTATCAGAAAGAGCGATATGTATGCAGCACCTGCGAGCACCAGATTCCACCTTTCAGTAACAGGCGGACTGCTGCAGCACTCACTCAATGTACTGGATGCACTGAGGGCGAATCTCACAAAGAACGATGACGGCACATACTCATACGAGGTCGCAGGAGTTCCGGCAGCCAGAGTGACAGAGGAAAATGTGATCATCATGGCACTGCTCCATGACATCTGCAAGACCTACTTCTACACAACGGAAATCAGAAACCGTAAGGTTAATGGAAAGTGGGAGCAGTATGAAGCATTCGCTGTGGATGACAAGATTCCATACGGTCACGGAGAAAAGTCTGTAATGATGATCGAGGAATACATGAAGCTTCAGCCAGTAGAAAGATATGCCATCAGATGGCACATGGGATACACCGAAGCCGACACCTTATCATTCAACAATGCAATCGACAGATACCCAATGATCTGGGCGCTGCATTCCGCAGACACACAGGCAAGCCACTTCATGGAAAACAATGAGGGGAACAAACTGGCATACGCAGACAATGGCTCTGGAGAATATGCAGATCAGCCGACACTGCAGGAAGCAGTCGCCCCAGTATTTGAGGAGGCGACACCAGTATGAGCATGATGGAGCTGTTATCCCAAATGAGGGAGAGAGCCAGGGCGAAAAAGGAAAAGAAGAAAAGCCTGCCATGGTTCTGTATCATCATTTCGGATAGATGCGTAGAACCGGATAAGCCTTGCACCGAGTGCAGGGTTTATCTGAAACACAAAGATGAAATCGAAAAAGGAGATGGAACGACATGATCATCAAAGTAATACCGAAACCGGAACACGGAAAAGAAGCAGCACTGATCACTGATAAGAATGGCAAATATGTACGAGCCGTCACAATGGCAGGCGACCTCGCAGAGGAAGTCGCAAAAGGGAATATGTACTTCAATGCCATAGAGAAAGACGGAAAACTCCATATCACAGGGAGAGTGTCCGCCAGATTTTAAGGAGGCAGACGATGACAGCAAAGAACGCAGAAGGGTATCCAGGCCCAACAGCCGAGGATGCAATCCGTCATGTTATGCGGGGCGGAAAACTGGATTATACATCCTTCAGAACCTACGAGGAACTGCAGGACTACACCATAAAGCATAACAAGGGTATAAACACCAGAGAAGCGGCCGACAAATTCATCCGGGAGAAGATGCCAAAGGAAAGTTATTTCCAGAAGAAAATCCTCGACTGGATAAAAGATAACGCACCAAACGCAATCGCATGGAAAGAAGCAGCCGGCCCGTACTCCAGACAGGGAATACCGGATATAACCTGCATCATCAATGGCAGATATTACGGATTTGAGGTCAAGCGGCCATTCATCGGAGTATTAAGCAAGATGCAGGAACAGACCATAAAGCAAATCCGGAAAGCAGGCGGCAGAGCATGGGTAGTCACTTCGGAAAAGGAAGTAGCAGAAATCCTGCTGCCGGAACTGACACAGAAATAGCAAGGGAGCAAGCGAAATGAGAGTAACCATCGAACCGAGAAAAGCAACTGACCGTGGCGGATATTACTGTATGCCACTGAAGGTAAATGTACCGACAGGACACAAGGACTGGAAGCTGACCAAGTGCCCGGAATGCGGTGCGCAGTGTTGGGAACTGCCACTGGCAGAAGTAGCCAAGGCGCAGGGAGCAAAAGGACTCTGCACCATGTGCGCTTTAAAGAAGGGAGTGAGCGGAAGATGAGAGTAAAAATAAAGCCAGTCAATGATATGGCGGTGTCTGACGAACACCTCAACATCATAATCCTCAAAAAGCCAAAGCGCAGATATAGACAGATTATCAAGGCATATTACAGAAGAATGCAGAAGAAGGAAGTGAAAGAATCGTGAAAGCAATAACAGTATGGCAACCATGGGCAACGCTATTGGCGACTGGGCAGAAACATAACGAAACACGGTCATGGAAAACAAGCTATCGTGGAGAAATCCTCATCCACGCAGCCAAAACAGACCACAGTGGAATCCTGCTACATATCCCGATGGAAGAATTGAAACACTTCCAGAAAGCAGGAGTGGTCAATGAGCTACCAACAGGAGTAATCATCGGAAAAGCAAACCTCGTTGATTGTTTCCAGATAGATGAAGCCTATCGGAGAAAACTGCAAAGAGAGAATCCTGCAGAATTAGCATTCGGAGATTATGCCATCGGCAGGTACGCATGGGTAATGGCAGATGCAATATTATTCAACAAGCCAATTCCGGCAAGCGGAAAACAAGGGTTGTGGAACTGGGAAGGAGAAATTGAGAATGAACAATGAGGAAAAGTGCTGCGGCACCTGCTACTGGCACAAAAAATGCTGTGGAGAGTTTCAGTGTTTCAATGAGAGTGCAGATGGCTACGCACTGGAAACGGCATACGATGACGGCAAGGATTGTGAAGAATGGGAGGAACGCTGATGGAGCAAAAGCCGCTAACAGTCGAGGAACTGAAGAACATGGCAGGGCAGCCAGTGTGGTGTCCGGATGAGGAAGCATACGGAATCGTAATGTGCGACAGCATAGGACAATGGGCAGGAATCCCATTCTTGCACGGAGTATGGTACGAAAGCAATAACGGATGCGGTGTGGAATTTAACCACAACATCATTGGGAGAAAGCTGAAGTGCTACAGAGTGATCAGCGAAAAGGAAACAGCAAAGTCACCGGAAGAAAAGGTAGATGAATTCGGAGATAGCAGAATGGTCTGCCCGAACTGTGGACAGGCCGCAATTGCAAATCCGTACAGAAAACGCAGGGAGATATATCCGCATTGTCCGTGGTGCGGGCAGAAATTACAGGAGGTACAAGATGAGACTGAAAAAGAAGATCAGCAGGCAGAGTAAGATATTTAAAAAGGCAATCAATGCAAAATGGGCATTCTACTGGGCAAAGTTCATGACAGAAGCAGCGACCATCTGCAGGAAGTATGAGCATGAGGAAATCGAAGGCAAAGGAACGGATTATGAGTATACACACCTCTCATGCGATGGCTGCCCGTTCAATGTAGAGAAATTCGGAGAGCATAAGATATGCGGGTGCATATTGAGCACACCGGATGACTGGGATGAGCCGAAGGTAATCGGTTATGTCGTCCGCACAATAATCCATGAAATGGCAGGTGGTAAGAAATGAGCGAGAACGAAATCCGTGAGTACGCACTCATGAAAGCAACATTCAAGTGGTTGCTGATCGGTATGTTATGGCAGGGATTGGAATTGTGGTTCTACGGAACAACCAGACCGAGCAACGAGGATACAATCATCGGATTTTTCCTCTGGTATTACATCGTGAGATGTGAATACATGAAAAGGGGAGTCTGGTGGAAAAGAGGTGGAAACAATGGCAAAAGGTAAACCAAAGCGTAAGCCATTCGGGATGAATTCCAGTCTGGCAGATGCAACGCAGGTAATGAGACAACTTCCGGTGTCGGCAATGCTCTCATCCATAGAAATGCAGATTAACATCCTACAGGAGCGTGGAGTAGAGATACGAGACTGGGAGAACAAAGACCGGGTACTCAAGCAGGTAAGGATACTCGGTGGAAAAGCATACTTCCTTGCGGAGGACAAACCCAGGGATTAGAAAGAAGGAAAACTATGACACCAGACAGCATGGCAAATGGGGCAGAAGAACAAAAACTGCTTCTCAAACAGTACCTCGGACAATATTATTATGCCAAGATGAAAAAGAAGCAGTTGGAAGCCAGACTTCGTACTTTCAGAGAAAATATGCTCGGCACAAAGGGGATGCAATACTCCCCAGTGCCACGCAGCCAGACCAACAGCGTAGGAGACGGACCGGCAACGCAGGTCATCCGTGCAATGGAGATCGAGGACAGAATCGAATCACAGAAAGCAGAGATGGCAAAGACCATGCTGAATGTGATGAAGATCATGGATTTTTTACCAACGGACTCCACGGAACGAAGCATACTGGAATACAGACACATTGACTGTTTGAGTTGGAAGCAGGTGTGCAAGGAAGCAATGACAAGGACCCCTTGCAACAAATACTACAACGCAGGAATTGACAAGCTGCTTACATACAAAAAAGTACAGTCAATTTTACAGGAATTCGCCTCCTCCCAAGAACCCTCAAAGCCTTGAAATTGCTTGACTTCGGAGTAGGGGGGGGGTAGAATTGTACTGACAAAATAGCTTATTGTCAGATGATAAATTCTACCCCTTAAAAGGAGGAGCAATATGGGATTGAAAGATTACACAGATACAAAAAACGGGCCGCAATTGGCGGTATTAAAACACGCAGTCATCGGAGACAGAATCGGAGATGTCAAGATAGAAAAAGGCTTCCTAAAATTCAAAGGAACGATGACAGACAAACATACCAAGGAAGTGCATCATTGTACCATGGCAGGATGCGACTGCGAAGATTATAAGAAAAACAAGTTACCATGCGTGCATATGTACAAACTGGCATTGGAGTACGGAATGTACAAAGACATTCAGAAACGAGGATTTGCAGGAAAACTGGCAGGACTGAGCGATGAAGCCTTCGCCTATTTTGAAAGCGCAATGTATGGCGGATACTACGATAAAGAGAGAGACATCGAAGATGGATCATGGGAAAAGATAACCCAGAAGATTAAAAGCGAATTATCCAGAGAAGGACTATTGGAGTTTCATCGTGGATATTTTGTATTTACGAACCATGTCCAGAATGAAATCATCGGGTATATCTTGGCGACTTTTTCAGATCCACGCAGTATAGAGCGTAGAAAAAATCAGTAAAAATAATCACGGAATATCAAGCTGGAAATTTTACCAGGGAAAATTTCACAAAAGAAAAAACAGAACATCGAAAATTCAAGCCGACTTTTGGAAATCCACATTCGGAATCCAAGGGCCGGCTTTTACTGTGTGTACAGAACGGATCATAAATAGCAAGCCTAAAAAAATAGGGCACGTATATAGGGAGCGTATAAGGTACGCATATAACACACCCATATATAGGGCAGGTGTTATGCCCAGAAAAAAGACAGGAAAAACACAGGGATACAGGGGCGCACCGTAGCACACACCCACAGGGGCAGGGAGAGCAGGGGGCAGGACGCACCCACACACCACAGCCACAGCACTACGCAGACGCACCACAGGCAGGGCAGGCAAGGCACAGGGCACACCACAGGACAGGGGCACAGCACCACACAGAAGCACAGCACACAGAAGAAAGCACAAGAGAGTACACAAGAGTACATCGAGGTGTGCTATAGTAGTAGCGTGGAGCACAAGGGGACAGACCACACGGTCACACCCAACCACTCCACTTGCTCCCCTCAAAGAGGACATGGCACAAGGCATCAGAGCCTGTGCTGTGTCCTCTTTTGCGTGCAGGCGGGGCACGGCATCGCCGTAGGTACTACCCAGACCCAAAATGCAATGCGGGGCGAGGAAGGCGCGGCTTTTTTGCCGATAAAATATAAAAATTTTTTACCATTTCGTTACGCAAAGCAGGGAAGGAGGCTTGGAAATGGATCAGAAACTGAGAACTGAACGCAGAAAACTGGCTGATTTAAAAGCAGCAGAATACAATCCAAGAAAAGCACTGACCCCGGACGATGCGGAATACCAGAAAATAAGGCGGAGCATTGAAGAATTCGGATACGTTGATCCCATCATCGTAAACGAGGATGGCACAATCATCGGAGGACATCAGAGGGCAACCGTCCTCGCAGACCTCGGATATGAGGAAGTAGATGTGGTCGTAGTTGACCTTGACAAGCAGAGGGAAAAAGCTCTGAACATCGCACTGAATAAAATCACAGGCGAATGGGATGAGTTGAAATTAAAAGACCTCCTGCTTGACCTCGACCTCGGAGATTACGACATATCACTGACAGGCTTCGAGCAGAACGACCTCACGGAACTGGTGGACAAACTCGCTATCGAACCGGAAGCAGTGGACGATGACTTCAACGAGGACGAAGCACTGGAGCAGGCAGAGTCTGAACCAGTAACCAAACTCGGAGATGTGTGGATACTCGGCAGACACAGACTCATGTGCGGAGATAGTACATCGCAGGATGACATGGCAGTTCTGATGAACGGAGAAATCGCAGACCTTGTTGTCACAGATCCGCCATACAATGTCAACTACGGAGATAAGGCAGAGATGCTCGATGAGTACCTCCCTGCCAAAGGACACCGCAACATCAATCACATCAAGAACGATAACATGGACAACCAGAGTTTCTATTCGTTCTTACTGGCAACCTATCAAAGTGCCTATGAATTTATGAGAGCCGGGGCAGCAATCTATGTATTCCACGCAGAGAGTACCGGGCACATATTCAGACAGGCATTCCTTGACGCAGGACTGAAACTCGCCCAGTGCTTAATCTGGGAAAAGAACGCATTCGTCCTCGGCAGACAGGACTACCAGTGGAGACACGAACCGTGTCTGTATGGATGGAAAGAGGGTGCGGCGCATTACTTCATCAATGACAGGACACAGGACACCGTCATTCTGGAAGATGACATAGACTTCAGTGCCATGAAGAAAAATGACCTCGTGGCATATTTGGAAGAACTCCGCAGGAAAAACAGAGATCAGACCTCTGTTATTTACGAGAACAAACCGACAAGGAATGACATACATCCGACCATGAAGCCAATCGCACTGGTCGGAAAATTCATAACCAATTCCAGTAAGTCCGGATGGAATGTACTGGATCTGTTCGGTGGAAGCGGCAGCACCCTCATGGCCGCAGAACAACTGGGAAGGACGGCATTCATCATGGAACTGGATGAGAGATTCTGTGATGTGATCGTGAAACGGTGGGAAGATTATACCGGGCAGCAGGCAGTCCGAATCCCGGCAGAGGATGTAAAGTAGAATGGCAGAGGAACAGCAGGGCGGCTTCTACCGTGTAGAGGTCATCGCTTCTCTGTTCGGAGTAACGGTGCGAAGGGTGCAGCAGCTTACTCAAGAGGGCATCATATCAACAACCAAGACCAAAGAGGGGAATCGGTATGAATTAGCACCTACCATTCAGAGGTATGTCAAATACCTTTCAGACAAGGCATACGGAAAAAGCAAGTCCGAAAAGGAAGCCGAACTGAGGGAACAGAAACTGCAGGCAGAGATCGCCCTCAAGGAATCTCAGGGAGAAATGCATAGATTAAAGACAGAGATTGCATCGGGTAAGTACATCGACATCGAGGAAGTGAAGATGGACTATAGCCGATTTTTTGTTTCATTCAAAAAGTTCGCATTATCCCTGCCGAGCCGACTATCCGGCAGAATCAGCGGTCACTGCGACCCGATGGAGATTCGCTCGATAGAAAAGGATCTGAACGCAGAAATCATCCGGTTATTAAACAGCTTTGTGGTGGCAGGCTGCACACCGGAAGAAATGGAAAAGAAAAAGCGTGGCAAGAAATCCGTATCGTAGATACGAGGTCACAGAATACCAGAAGGAAGCCTTAAAGTTCCTACAGCCACCAGAGGACATCACGGTATCGGAGTGGGCAGATAAGTACAGGGTACTGGATGCCAAGACCTCTGCAATGCCGGGACCATGGCGGACAGAACACACCCCATACCTTAAAGGCATCATGGATGAGTTCAACAATTATGAGAC